ATGGTGAACCTTCGAACTTATAACCGATAGCTACTCTACTATAATCAGTTGTAGATGATACGCCATATGCACCACTACTAGATGGTGTTCTACTTTCAATTGAACCAGCGTTAGCACGGACATAAACTTCAGCGAAAGCTGTGGATGAAACTAATAATAAAAGAGTTGCTAATATTTTTCTCATATTAACCTCGTGTTTCGTGTTACTCTCCATATTACTAATAATAATAATAATTCCAGCAGAGCACCCTTGTGAGATGCTCCACTTGAACTACTATTGTTTAAAGCTTAGTGAAGGTTCCACTAGACTTAAACGTATGTACTACCCAACCAGGTCTAGAAGTTGTACTGATGTCACCACCAGAGAACTTAGCAGCTGAACCCTTGTATGCGATAATGACTACGCCATCAGCGCCACGGCCACCAGCTGTGTTACGGCCACCACCGCCACCAGAACCTGTATTAGCTGCGCCAGCAGTAGGATTAAGACCAGTGTAACCGCCACCATTACCACCAATACCTGAGCCACCAGCACCACCATGATAGCCGACTCCAGCTACGCCACCACCACCAGCTGCATACCAAGTAGCCACGCCAGTAATAGAGGATTGGATACCAGGACCACCAGCACCACCATCGCCAGTACTTTCGTGATTATTGTCATGACCATCAATACCAACACCACCTGCACCACCACCGCCACCACCACCGTTTCCACCACCGTATCCTCGTGATGTTCCACCGTTGTGTCCTTGACCAGTAACACCACTACCACCAGCTGAGCTACTGTCTCGACCTGTACCGCCACCTGAGCCACCTGAACTACCTGCATTATTGGCATTACCGCCACCACCACCACCTTTGGCGGTTAAACCTAGCGCAGAAGAATCACCACCATTGGTTGCTTGACCACCACCAGTTCCTACAACAATGTTTATAGGGGATATTCCTGAGTAGGTGACAGAACCACTTAATAAACCTCCAGCGCCACCACCACCGCCTCCGTTGTTAGCCCCACCACCGCCACCACCACCAACTATTAGATAATCAAATGATATAGCATAAGGAGCACCATAGAAGTCACTGATCTTGATAGTACCTGAAGTTGGTATTGGACCAGCTTCACCCGCTGTACCAGCAGGAACTCTTTTACCGCCAGCGTAGAACATAGATAGTGATATTGCACTAGTTGCAGCTGGTGTATTATCTACATCAGTGTTAGTTAACTTACCACTAGTTCTGAATGTATGTACTTGATACTCACCATCTTGAGTGATGTCACCACCAGAGAATCTAGGAGCAGCAGCTTTATATCTAAAGATTACGATACCAGTACCACCAGTACCACCTTTACGTGCTGAGCTATCATCATAGCGACCACCACCGCCACCAGAGCCTGTGCCATCAGCACCATTATTGGCTGGAGGATCCGCACGTTCGCCACCTGGTCCACCAATACCGTTAGCTCTATAACCATTGAATGAGCCAGAGCCACCAGCAGCATACCATGAGCCATGCCATTGGAAACCTTCGCCACCATTACCATGACCACCAGAGTTACCTGAGCTTCCTGCACCACCACCGCCACCACCGTGATCTCCACCGTTACCATCGCCACCTGGGTTACCATGGAAAGTTAGATCACCGAAGATGGATTTTATAGTACCAGCATCAGTACCACCGTGTGAGCCATTGGCACCTGAGCCACCACCAGCACCACCACCTGAGCCACCAGTTTTAGCTGGGACATCATAGGAACCAGAACCACCACCACCTTTAGCTACGGCACCAAAGGCTGAGCTGTCTTCACCGTTTCTACCACCGCCACCGCCAGTTCCTGTACCACCAGCACCCACTGTGATATCAAACTGCTCGCCATAAGTTACTTGGCCAGTAGGGAATGATCCAACTAAAAGACCACCAGCACCACCACCACCACCGTGTCGTGTAGAACCAGAGCCACCACCACCAACGATAAGCAACTCAATACTTTCTAATGTAGTCTTACGAGGAGCTGGAGGAGGTTCTGGGAATTCCTTAGCAATCTCAGATAAACTTAGAGAGCCATCTGCTTTTAATTTAATTGGCATATTATCTCCTTACGCAAACATTAAGTCTGCTCTGATCAATGCACCAGTTGCTGAAGATACCTTCAACTGCGTGCCGACTCGAGTAGCTGTAATATTAGGTGAAGTAATCTCACCAATGATCGCATCAATGATATCTGATACTGCTTGATTAACTTGAATCACAATATGATAATCATTAGGAGCTGCATCACCTTGACCTTGTACGATCAAATGTAGAGTCTGTGATATAGTAGCAGTACCTTGTAAGTCAAATACTGTTGGTACTCCATCTTTACCTACGCCATCTGATAGCTTAGTGATTGACAATGGATCTGCAGGGATACTAGCAAATGCAGTAACATCACCGCTTGCATCTATTGCTCCAGAAACTTTAACGCTGCCATAGATCTTGCCACCTGTCTTATCATACTTCTTACTTAATAAGGCATCAACTTCTGCCTTTGAATATACGCTGGATAAATCTACTCCAGCAATATGTACTGTACCACTAGTTACAGCTAGAATTTGAATATCTGCTGAACCAGTGTATAAATAAACTGTAAAATCGTTTCCTGCACCAGGCTTTGCCCATAATCCACCAGCCGTGAGGTATGCTGGGCGACTAGCACCACTATGAGTGGATACTAGTGCACCGAACATACGGTTGAGGATGACGGCAAGCTGATCACCGTTTGTAGCCATTGAGTCAATGGTAAAATCAGTTGTTTGTGCTTGCGACATTATTTCTCCTTCTAATGAATTGCACCGAAGCCATCTGCTATAGCTGTAATATCTACAGCAGTAGTAGCTACGGAGCCATCTGGATTCTCTATCTTTACGTCAAATCCTTTTGTGGTTACATTCTCTACCTTAATTTTCTCCACTCCTGGCGATACCAGTACAGTAGAGACGCTAGGTAAAGAGGCAAATTCCTTTACAAATGTAAAGTGCTTAGTACCTGTGACCTGTACGTTTATAAAGGTTTCTTTTCTAGGATTCGCAGAAATAGCTACCTCACCAGATCCAATGATAAATTCTGCACCATTGGCACCAGTTGAAACGAAGATCAATTGCATTTGAACATATTGGCCAGTTGCTTGAACAGGACTAGTCATTGGAGTCCAACCACTCCACGCATTTGGATTCACAGTAGGGTCTGTACTTGCAACTCTGAATGTGATAACCTCACGGTAAGTATTTGGATCTGCTGCTTTAATCCAATGTAATGGATCGGCAATAGAAATTGGATCCCACTCATGCATAACTGTAGGCTTACCAACCGCTAACTGAACATGCTGCTCAATTCGGAAAGTCTGCACAGATCCTAGATCTACTACAGGATATGTATAAAGGGCACTATCTCCAATATTCATATTAGCCACTAAGCTATTACCAACTAACTTTAGATTAGGAGTTTTAACGCCTTCTGACAATTGTGCATCTTCTGGTCTAATAAGGTGTAATCCCAATCCAGGCTGAACTAAATGAATATCAATGAATTCCTTAGCTGCATTAGTTGATTCTAATCCTGGAATTAGACCAATAGCCTTCAGCATATAAGTACCAGTCTGTAAAGTATTAGTGAATGAAGTTGTTCCACGATCAAACTTAGAAACTACCTGAGCAGTAGTCCAATCTGGAGTGCCAGTATCTCTTGTTCTACGTAGTTCCCATTCTCTAACATTGTTACTGTCTGAATGACTCCAGTCAAATGTACCACGACCATCTGGTGTAACTGTAACAGTCATAATAGGATCAGCAGGCTTAGTACTAAACTTAGGTATAGCCACTGCACCAGAATCTGGTAAACCTACCGCACCTGATTGTGCAATTGGTGTTACCTTGATAGATGCACTTCCTGCCATGTATAGTTTATCAGTTGCCTGATTAACTTCAAAAGTGAATGCTTCACCTTTAGCAGTACCAAGAAGAATAGGCTTCAGTCCTGGTATAACAGCTTCAACTGTATACTGATCAAGGTTGGCACGGTTACCTGTGACATTCCAAGCAACGTGTACTGTAGTAATAGGATCAAGTCCTACTTGTCGGTCAGTATAAGTGAATGTAACACCGTGAACTTCAAGGTTAGTAGCAGCTATCTGTCCTGGAACTAATCCAGAATCCCAATCAGGTATCTTACCCTTGTCAGCTTCATAGATAGCAGGAACATATGGTACTAAAGTTAAAGAACCAGTGAAGTCTCCACTAATAGAAATGTCTCTGACAATATATTGCTTAACTACGTGATCTTTCTCACCGATGACAATCATATCACCATTTGATACGTTTGGTAAAGCCACATCAGTGTCAAAGTGGTGAGGATCCAAAGCAGTTTTAACTGCTCCACGGATAACTTGACCATCAACCCTGCGTAATACAAAGTAAGGATCAACTGGCCACTCAACTGCAGAAGCAAGTTCTACTGTAGTACCACTCACAGATTTTACATGAGTGCTATAACCACCAACCTCAGGAACATCATGACAGAACTCTACTAGATCGCCAATGTCAACACCTAGTACTTCAGCTTCGACGTTGAACTTGAACAGTTCTTGTTGATGACGAGCTAGGGCTAACTGATAGCGACCGAATCTCCATGCTTCCTGATATGAAGTGATCGCAAAGGTTGAGATCTCCTTGATGTTAGAAGCGTTGGCTACAGAATATCCATCATTGTATACTATCACCTCATCACGACTCCAGTTACGAGCAGGATTTGTGAAGGCAACCTTGTAAGCGTGAATCTCTTCAATGAATCCACGAGTACCGCCAAATCCCCAAGAGTTACTTGGAGAGAATACTTGACGTACTTCAGTCTGTGCTTTGTCCATAACTACCGCATACTTACCAGCAGAGTTCAAATGGATGTGAGCTCGAGATTCAGATAGGATAGCATCTACTAGTTCACCTACAGTATACTCCACGTCAACAACTAAGTTACATTGGAATCTAGAGGTTGTAGTAGTGATACCGTTGATTGTGTTAGTAACCTGTTCATCACATGCATGAGCAAAGTCTACGAATGATTGGAAATCAATCTGATCATCACGCAACGGTTCATCATTACCAACTCCAGTAAGAATGTCTAACACAACCCACGCTGGGTTTGAAGTAGTCTTAGGAGCTTGCCATGTGTTACCGTCATGCCATCTTAACTTAGAGAACTGAACACATGTAACTTGGTTCAAGGATCCTTGTAGCTTCTCAGATGACTGAGCTTTAACTTCAAGCCATGTATGAGGAACCTTCGGATGAACAATACCTACTGAACTATCTTCTATGTTGATGATAGCAGTAACCATCACCTGATTGTTAGTTCTTGAGTCAGTGGCTTCTGCCGTCTGATTAACTACCTTGATATCCCAAATCCCTGAGGATGGGAAGGTCTGATCGATAGTTAAGAACTTCACTCTTGTAAAGTGGTCAGCAACTGTTACAACATTATTACCAGCATCAGTCATTGAGGCAAGACCACTATAAGCACTCAATGCGATTGGATGCCAAGTGTCTGCGTTGTTTGTAGCATCTTTATAGAAAGCTTGTAGATTGACACTAGTGTCTTCTAGATTACCGTCGTCTTTCTGATGGTATAAACCACGAGGGAATGATACAACGATAATAGCTCTCTTTGTATTTTGTTTCGTTTGAGAAATGAAATCTACGTTTGGTTTCACAACAAAAGCTTGTGATGCATAGTTCTCTACTTCATTAAGCCATCTCAAATTTGGTGTAGCAGTGTTATGCTCAATGTTTGAATCAGGAGTTAGATCTGCGATAGGAGTATCGCCAATCTTAATATCTGTGACTTCATAGTCATTGATACCTAAGTCCATCAAAGAACGAATCTCTGTAACTTCACCTTTGATGATAGTGTCTGGATATGTAGCCAAAGGTGGGAAGGTCTTACGCTTACCATAAACCATAGTACAACGGTCGAATGGTCTTACACGGTTAGACTGTCCTAACAAAGTATAAGACTGAGATTCCTTGAAAGCACCACTGCTTGATACTTGTTGAATAGGTGCAGAACCCATAGCAGCTTGCACTACGGATCCACCAATAGATGATGCTAAGAACGATCCGATAGTAGAACCAAAACCTGCCACTGCCTGACCGAAATACGATGCAGCAGTCATAGCAGCTGTAGAACCAGACGCTACTGCAGCAGACGCAAATGCTCCAGATAGACTAGATAAAGCCATAGGACCAAAGTATGCACCAGCTGCAGACAATGCCAAGCCAGTAAGCTGTGGACCTAGCACGCTAGCAATAGGCTTAATCACTGGACTAAGCACATGACCGATGGTATTAGTAATACCATGGAACAAATGTCCACCAAAGCCTTCAGGTTGAGCAGCAATAAGTAAGTTGTCGCCTAGTTTTACTTTATAATCTAGTCCAACAACACTTGCGTTCTTTAATGCTACAAAGTATGGCAGAGCTTCTTCTTGAACTCGCATTCTAAGCAAGTATTCTCTGATAGTCTCATCTACTTTAATTGATTTTAGATAGTTGACATTCTTTTTACTTTTACGAGGTAGTTTCGCTACTACGACAGGCTTAAAGATAAACCCTGGCAGTTCTTGGCTTTCAACCTTCATTACTTCTTCCATCTAAAGCCTCCTAGAAACTTAGGGTTAAATCTTAAAATAATGTCATCAAGTTTTTCTATTCGTGTGTAGTTTACTTCATTGTCGGCATGTAATGCATAGCCGTCTCCTAGATATAATACAACGTGCTTGTAGAAATTCTCATTATCGCTCAAGCCAATAACATCCCATGGCTCGCTACCGATATTAACAGATTCCCACTCGTCAACTATAAATAGATAAGGGAGTTTGATACCACGCTCTTGTTCATAGATATGCTTGATAATACCCCAGCAGTCTAAGCCATGAGTTGTATCACCTCTAAGTGTATAAGGTAAACCAACATATTTAGATAATTTTAGCATATCTCTCCTTAATACGGTTACCATAGCCACCAGCGAAGGTAGCTACAGAAACAATACTAGTTGTAATGAATACCTGGATAACCAGGGACATCATACTTCACATATGGAAATGCTTTACTTAGCATGTTCTTTACTGTGCCTGCTACTTGAATTGACATAGCATCATATGAAACTGAGTTAACCTGAATATCAGCGTAACTCTTTTCAACAATGTTAGGATCAAGACTAGTAGTTAATTCTACTGTAATAGTAGGAGCATCAGTAAATTTACGAAATATTTGGACTAGTTCTCTATCGACGTTATCAAACACTACGTTCACTTTTGGTAAGGCATCTTTAGGATTTGGCCATTGGATCTGTAATCCGTATGGCTTGTAGTCCTTACCACGAGATGTAACAGTAGTATGCATCTGAGTGAACCTATGTTCTTCAACCCCATGCTTAACGGTAACCAGAAATATGAATACGTCTGAAACCATTAGAGAATTAAGCATTTTATTTAGTTGTGATCTCATGGCCACTCCGGCATACGCTCTAAAGTTAAAGTAGTTCTGAACACATTCTTATCAATCCAGTCAACAGCTGGAATACCAACGATACGCCAGATAACTTCTGAACCATCAGGTTCTTTGACATATGTAGGTAATACTCCAGCTTGACATCGAATGATAATCCAATCAAAGAAGTCCTTGTAATATTTTCTTTCTAACGCTACTGACACGGTAGCCTGACGAATTACGTGAGTAAATCTTCTTCTCACTTTAACTACACCAGTCTCCATTGTCGTACGGATAACTTGTTGAGTTGTAGCTTCAGACCATGAAGCGAAACATCCATTGATCGATTCAGGTCTGTTTGCTACTAACAATCCATTTGGTAGCGTTTCTGTGGGTGCTTTAGCCATTAGTAACCTCTTCTGCGTAAGCCATAGGCAGAGCCCATAGCACCATCTAATTCGCCACCAACAATAGCACCAGCTACTGTGGAAACAATCGTCATCGTAATATCTGTACCGCCTGATGAGTTCTGAGTAGTGTCGGTCTGAACTTGAACAGGAGCATTATTGATCACTGTAATGTTAACATCAGATTTACCACCACCAGCTAAACCAAGCTTGCCGTCTGCACCTCTAGTTAAAGGTATTACAGCTTCAGCTCCAGCTTCGCCCATCACACCAGGTTGCATCGATCTAGATGCTGCTTTGAAGTCAAAGAATGTAGGACTGTTGACAATTGAGTTTAAGTGATCACCAAATGTACCTTTATCAAAGATACCACCTTTAGCGAAACCAAACGCACCTTTCAAAGAACCAAACAATCCACCAATGCCACCGAATCCTCCAGTGATTTTGTCGAATGTAAGTTCTTTTGATAACATCTGTTTAAGGTTTGCTTTTAGAATTTCAGAAGCAAAACTCTTCAACATATCCTTGAAAGCCCACTTACCTTTCTCAAAGCCATCTACAAGAGTATCTAAGAATTTATCTTGGAATTCTTTCTTGTATTTAGCCCACTCGTCTGACATACCAGCAATACCTTGCTTCAACTGCTCAAGATGATTCTTCGCAGCTTCAATAGCTTCAGGTGGAACAAGTCCTTTATCCAAGCGATCTTGAAGTTCTTTAATTTGCTCAGAGTTTTCCTTGTAGGTAGCAGCTTGCTGTCTAAGCCATGCATCGATTTTATCGGCAGCAGTGGCTGTACTAGCAGTAACTTTACCAATCTCTTTGTTCAACTCAGACATTGCGTCTTGATAGTCTTTTACTGAAACGTGACCAGCTTCGAACTCAGCATTAAGTAGATCAACTTTACCCCACAACTCGGCAGCAGGATCTTGAGCTTTACGCCACTGATCTGCAAGAGCTGCAACTGGATCTTCTTTACGAAGCTTCTCTAGTTGTTCACGTAAGCGAACAAGCTTCAATGGGTCAGTAGTCTTCTCCATCTGCTGTTCTAGATACTTCATCTTTCTAGGGATGTCATCTACAGAAGTTAGAGCTTTCTGAATTGTTTCAGTCCACTTGGTGAAGGCATCTTTAGTTTTCTCAGCGACGTGACCAGCGTGACCTGTCGCATCACCTACAGATTTCAGATCTTTGGCTGTACTGGAGAGTTCATCTCTAGTTTTCTTCCAACCAGCTACCATCTTGTCGGTACCTTCGGTTGCAATACCAATCCAAGAACCAAACTTTTGAATCCATTCACCCATTGTGATGGCCACGGTTAGAATAGCAGCATGAACTTTCTTGAAGTTAATTACTAACAAAGCAAGTGCAGCGACAACTATACCAATAGGGTTAGCATCCATAGCACCGTTAAGTGCCCACATAGCAGCTTCTACAAGTCCTACAGCAATAGCTGCAGCTTCCAATAGTGGAGCCAGTGGTTTCAGGAATACTAAGAAATCTTTTACGTTATCCAATACGTAACCGATAGCGTCAGCTAAAGCATTCATCATTGCTGACAAACCTTCGTTCACACTGAACTCTTTATTCACGTCAGACATGAATCGAGTGAACATACCACCGATCTTGTTGAACTGTGCATCCAATGACTGAGGAATGTTAGAGAAAGCTTTCTCAATAGCTGGTGCAGCTTTCTTCATCGCATCAACAACAGTCTGAGCAGAAAGTGTTCCCTCAGAAGCCATAGCTTGTAGTTGAGATAGCGAGATGCCTAATGCGTTAGCGATTTGCTTTAATACTTCAGGTGTCTGAGACATAACAGACTTAAAGTCTTGACCTCGTAGAGCACCTACTTGTAAACCTTGAGAGAACTGAAACAAAGCAGAAGCAGCTTGCTCAGTAGAAGCACCACCGATCTTTGCAGCTTCTAGGAAGGCTTGTGTAACTTGTTCAATATCTTTATTAGAAGATCCCAATTCACCCATAGCTAAAGCTAGAGTATGAATGGCACCTTCAGCAGCATGAAATGATACACCAGTTTTAGAGACAATATTGAAGAGTCTGTCAACCATGTCTGAAGCACGGTCACCGTCTCCCAATAGAGTAACGAAAGAACCACGTAATGACTCAATTTGTTGACGTGCATCAATAAATCCTTTGGCTTTTCCAAAGGCTCCTACTAGTAATCCCCAGCCACCTGTTGCAGCTTGTAATACTTGGTTAAATTTGAATACCGCTCCACCCATGCCACCGAGAGCACTCTCAGTAGCCTTGGCAGCACCTTTAAATTCGTTCATTTGCTGAGCAGCTTTTGCCATCGATGTCTCGAAAGCAGTGGTCATAGCTTCTAGCTGGACCTGTAAAACAGCTGTTTCATTTGCCATGTTTATCCTCCACTAACTCTGCCAGCTAACTTGCCCCACTCTTTGAAAATATTAATCTTCATTTGATCTACAATCATTTGGGCAGTTTCTTGTTTGTGAGCGTTCCAAGTTTCCTCAATACCAGTACCGATTGTTTTAAAATTCTCAGTTCCTCTTACTGGTTTACCATTTCTTTTATATGCTTTTCTTCCTCTATCAAGCACACCGTAGTAGAAGTTACTTGTAAGACCTACTCTTACCTTGCCTGTCTTACTGGTCTTTCTACCACGGACACCTATAGATTTTCTTAACTCGCCTGTTTCTTTAGGAACTCTACGACGCATATAAGTACGAAGTCTCGCAGCAGCTCTTCGTAAAGAAGATGCAACAACCCTACGCTGAGCATTAGTGGATAATGATTTCAACATTGTTGTTAGGTTATCTACATTATGTAGTTTTATTTCATTAGCCATATATACCTAATCCTTTTAGTAGGGTTTCTTCAGAATCAAGAAGATTGTCAGAAGGTGTATTGCTCTGATCTTGCATCTGTTTATTTTTCTTAGTAATATATTGTTGCCATCCACGATACTCGCTTATCGGCATCTTGTTTCTAAGTTCATAAACAGGAGTATGCAATAGTTCAGCTAACACATACAAACCTTCTTCATATACGTCAAGTTCCTGAGTTACTTTGGGGCTGTGAAACCAGCTACCTCCATAACAACGATCATGAGTTCTAAGTACTGTTTGATACCAAGAGCTTTAACTCCAGATTCCCCAATAGGCTTGCCGTCTTTGGTAATACACTTACCAGCAAGTTTCATTTGGAAGGTGGTAGGCTCAGTTTCCATTAAACTCATAATCGGAAATAAATCACCAACGGTGGGCTCGACTACAACGTAGCCATGAATTTCTTTACTCATTCTAAACTCTCCATAGAATCTCTCCAAATTAAGAAGCAAGGACTGGATCGTGGAGAGTTCGATCCCTGACATAAGTCAGTGTCCTCGCAAAAGTGTAACATTCTAACCCACTCCGAAGAATGGGCTAGATGAATCACCTAATAAATTAAGGCTTAGCTGCTGGTGTGTTTGAGAACACGTGACGTGGCTTAGAGCCCATCACAGCGTTAGCTGTAAAGCCAACAGCACCGTCGATCGGTAAGCTGAATGCAACGTTAGATACTGTCACTGGAACAACAATGAAACCGTTGTCTGGTAACTTGATCTTCAAGATGCGTGTCTTACCATCGATCTCAGCGTCAAGCAAAAGAGCGTAACCTGGGTCGGTGATGTCGATGTAACCACCCATTGACAACGTACCAGCTTGAGAAACTGAAGCAGGTAGAGAAGCTGTTGGGTCGCAGTATGTAGCAACTGAAACAGTTCCTGGTGTGTCAACAGAGATACCTAAGCTTGATAAGCAAAGAGTGATCTCGTCGGTTGCAGCGAACACGTGAGCAGCTGCAGCAGCACCTAAGTCAGTATTTGCAATTGGGTTGGATAACTTAGAAAGATTAGCACCCAATAGAACTGCAGTGTGAGTAGTACTATCGACAGTACCTAACACAAATGATTTACCATCTAACTCAGGCTTACCTGTTCCAGCGAAAGAAACAATATCGCCTTCCTTGTAGCCAGTTGCGGATGCATCAAATGTGATAACAGCAGGGTTTGCGTTTGAAATGGAAGTGATCTTCGCCTTTTCAATAGCAGTATAACTACCTACTAGATCAGTAGGCTTGGTAATTGAAATTACAATACCTTTGGAACTTCTTGCGGACATATAAAATCTCCTTAACTAAAAAACAAATTTGTATTCTACTCCAATTATAACTTGGAAGTAACGAGTTGTTGAATGATTAAATCCTTCTGGAGCAACCATTCTTGTAAATGATAAATTCTTTAACTTTAGTGATTGACCGATGTTTATGAATGCCTTAGCAATTCTTTCACATTCTTCGATCACATCATCTCCGTCACCTCCAGGACAATTGAAGATAAGATCAATAAGACCAGTCTCTTCTGACTCACCACAAAAGGTTGACATTTCGGTATGTTCTGAATTATATTCAATAGTAAACCACTTATCGTCTATAGGATCCTGATCGATATTCACCGTATCGTAGAATTTCCAATCAGGTTCCGCAGCAGCGACTTGGTTAGCAACATTCTTTGACGATTTACGAACTAATGAAGAAGACATTATTTACCTCCTACATAACATTTGTAACCGACAAACTCTGCTCCTAAGTGAAGTGGTTTTACTGCCTTACAAATCCAGATCTCACCCTTATAGTCAAATCTGTCAAACTTTTCTGGAACAAATCCATCAGAAGCTTTGATTGTAATGACCTTGTGATCAATACCGTAGGCATTGACAATTTCGTCAGAATCACCTGAACCTCCACTAAAACCCATACGTGCTGTTTTAGTAACTTTGGTTTTGACAGAAGTCCATGTGATATCTTGTCCTAACTGATTTATAATAAACTCAAAACCTGCTTTTACTTGCTGCGTTAACATGAGTACTCCTTATACGAATCAAGGAGAATCAAAAACGCACCATAAGGCGAACCAAGCACAGCGTCACCTTTACCGCTTGTGACTCCACTAGCACCACCTTGTGAGAAGCTAATAGAACCAACATCAGGTACATTGATTGATGAGATACCACCAGTAGCACCTTGGAACGAACCACCAGAACCTTTTAGATTCGCATACACAGTATCGAAGATACCCCACAAAGCAATCAATAGGTCACCAGGAAGTGGATCGTATCCACCTTCGTAAGTGATCTCTACTACATCTGCCTTCATGTGTCTATGGAATCTCACTTGACCAGACAAGCCAACAATATGTACTGTCCTAGGATCTACATCACTACCGTTAACCTTCACCTTATTGATAGATTGGATAGGGTATCGAGGTAGATTAACAGCATCACCGTATAGATGATACTGAACAGCAGTCTCGACAGCAAGTGGAAAGCGTCTGTGACAATAGTTCTCAGCGATCTGCAAAGCAGTCATTAGGGAAACTTGAATCAGAGAATCCTCTGGACCAGTTACACCTACTAGATTTAGTCTTTGGCGACCTTCGGCAACACTGAAGCCTTTTATAGGAGCAGTTAAAACATTAGTTTCGTCAACATAGTTCATATTTACTCCTTACTTAGCAACGAATGCAGAAATGTCATCAGAAGCAGCAAGCTTACCAGTAACGTGAGCGACACGATTAGCACCGTCAACCTTAGTGAGTAGATCTTCAAGAACCTTGATGCGATCTTCTAGTGCTTTGATTCGGAGCTCAGCAGCAGACACGTCAGTCTCAGCAGCAAGAGTATGCCAGTTTGTGCCATCAAATACGATAGCGTCATTGACTTTTACAGCTTCACCAGCGATGCCAGTCCAACCTGCATTAGCAGTACCAGCAGTTCCTACCATATAGAAGAAACCAGCTTGTGGGTTTAGATTAGCATCAGGTGCAGAAGTAACATCTACCTTACCTTTGAACTGCAAAGCACCAGTAAGTGCTAGCTTGTTTGCTGGGATAGTTCCACCAGGACCAGTGAACAGATTTCCAGTAGTCCATGTTGCGATGATCTTATCAACGTCAGCTGAATTAATACCAACTGGACCTTGCTGACCAAAGTCAGGGAACTGAATGAATAACTGCCAGTGATCTAATGAGCTTTGGCGAGTCTCCCAGTCCATAGTTCCAAATGGAGTTGATGGAGGGATACCTCTACTAGCTTTGCGAGCTAGATAGTAAGCGTTACCGTAAGCAACTAAATCACCACGAGAGAATTCTTTTATAGATTCCCAACCACCTCTAAATGAAGTAAGAGGTTGATCAATATTGTCATGGTAGTTAAACCATGCCTTTTCAATAGCGTCACCTAGATTCAATGGGAAAGCTTCAACAACTCCATCGTCAAGTACTACTGTCAAACCTTTCTCATCGAAAGTCAAGTCAGCAATACCACGACCATCTTTACCATCTAAACCTTTATCACCTTTGTCACCCTTCTCACCGATCTCACCTTTAGCACCACGTTCACCACGCTTAACTAAAAGGTTCCAATCAGGAGTAGAGCCAGGCTCACCCTGAGGGAAGTCTTTATTGGCTACCCAAGCAGACCCCGTCGACGAGATGACGACATCGAGTCTTTCATATTCTGAATCTGAGTTCCAAGCTTTCTTAAACTCAAAACCACGTAGAACAAGGCTATAGGCTGTGCTATCACCAGGAGTACTATCAGTATCTCTATTAGCAACATAAATTCTTCCATTGTGTTCAACCCAAGAACCAGATTTAACTAATTCTTCAGGAACAAATTTCTTTACCTTACTACGATTAACTTCTTCGACAGCCATGTCAAATGATATAGCTTTTGTCTTAGCAATTGCAATCGCAGCATCTAGTTCAGAAGACTTCTCTTCTAATACGGACAAAGACTTGGTAGCCTCTTCCTCGTACTGTCCAGTTGTTTCTTCAACTAGACTCTTGATAATTTCTACGGCACGATCTTCTGGGAACGCTGGACCTTGTTCACCCTGTGGACCACGGATAGACTTAATAAAGTCTTCGTTGTCTTTCAGTAGATTAACAACTTCATCAGCTGAAACAGATTTACCTTGTGGACCTCGGATGTTCCCTAGTTCAACGATCTGTCCGTCAGACATCTCGATAGCAAAGTCGCCTTCATCTGACATCTCAAAAGCTTTGATGCCAAGACCATCTTCACCACGTTCACCGTCTTCACCTTTTTCACCAGCTACGATCTCTAGGAAATCGGAACGCTCAATCAATAGGTTAGCTACTTCTTCAGCAGTTACGCTATCTCCCTTGTCGCCCTTCTCACCTTTTTCGCCTTGTGGACCTACTTGACCTTGTTCACCTTGGTCACCTTTTTCTCCACGTTCACCATGAGCTCCTTGCTCACCTTTTAATGACGTCCAGACCTCTTCATTGGTCTTCAGACTAGCGATAATTTCATCTGCGGAGGGTGCTAAGCCATCTACTCCATCGCGACCTGGAGATCCGTCTAGACCTTTCTCGCCCTGTGGACCTTGCTCGCCTTTCTCGCCTTTCTCACCCTGTGGACCGATCAGAGTCTTGACAAAATCCTCATCGGATATTAGAGTCTTAACGACTTCATCTACGGATACAGATGTACCATCGGCACCTTTGTCACCCTTTTCACCCTGAGGACCAGCTTCACCAACTGGACCTTGTGGACCTTCTTTGGTTTCTACCTGATCGATAGCTAGTTTAAGTTGTGTCTGTTCCTGTTCTAACTTAGCGAACTTTTCATCAGACCATTCTTTGATCTGCTTAGCTAAGTGTACGAGTGACTTCTCAAATTCCATGTTGTTCTCCTGTCTGAAGCGACGTAGTAGGTATTAGATATTCTTTTCTTTGTGTATACAACTTGGCTCCAATCCATGAAGACTTCTTTCGGACCTCCCCTGTTTCTGTGTCTAGAAGTAGAGTATTGTTCGATTTTGAAGCATGTGGAGCTCGGCAGCCTTTACGGTGTCTACCATTTGTGTTCCCTATCATTGCTTTTGACACGTTCATATTGTGCTCGGCTGTTTTAGGTTTACTTTTCTTGATTCGTGTTTCTTCAGAGTCCACTCTACCTTTGACAGCTTTACCACCAGCAGAACATGCTGCCAGTTTTGCTTCCTCTGTTAATCCATACATATTTGTATATGCAATACGGTCACCGAGGTGTTGGTGTATTCTGTGTAAAAGCTTATGAACTAGCCTGTGCCATCTATAAGATAACCAAACTAGATT